CCTGGCCGGCCGCCAGACGATGCAGGGTCTGCCGCAGACCGCCTATGAGCGTTCGCTGGTCAACAGCGATATAGCCTCGTTCCAGGTCTACAAAATGGACTACACCCCGCGCCAAGCGGCGGCGGCCGGCAGTGGGATCACGCTGAACGCGGCGAACCAGTACTACACGCCGAAGTCCATGAGCGTGGCGACCACGGGTGAAGTCTCTCCGGTGGACAACCGCTACCAGACCATCACCGTCAACTCGACCACGAACGTGGCTCCCGGCGACTGCTTCACGCTGGCGGGCATCGACTCGGTGCACCACATCACCAAGCAGGATACCGGTCAGTCCAAGACCTTCCGCGTCATCGCGGTGGTGGACTCCACCCACCTGCAGATCAGCCCGCCGATCATCAACGCCGCGGGCGGCACCGATGCCGAGAAGCAGTATCAGAACTGCACCGGCACGCTGGCTTCGAACGCCGCGCTGACCTGGCTGAACACCACGGCCGGCTATGCCAACCCGTTCTGGCAGCGCGATGCGATCGAACTGCTGCCGGGCCGCTATGCGGTGCCGGAAGACGCGGGTACGGCGGTGCTGCGCTCGTCCACCGACCAGGGCATCGAGGTGGTGCTGCAGAAGTTCTACGACATCAACACGATGAAGACCAAGTACCGGGTCGACACGCTGTTCGGTGTCTGCAACAAGCAGCCCGAAATGACCGGCCTGATCCTGTTCTCGCAAGCCTGACGGCTAGGGCGGCTTCGGCCGCCCGCTCACCTCTTCGAAAGGAATCATCATGGCCTTCATTGGTCGTCTCGGCACCCAGGATGTCGTCGTTCCTGCGGGTCAATACCTCGCTGTCGCCTCTCTCGGCGGCGGCACGACGAAGCTCTACTACGGCAGCACGGCCACCAACCTGCCGCTGTCGTACCCCAGCACGCCCACGCAGACGCTTTCCGGTGGTGTTGCCACCTACGGCGCCTTCTCGGCTCAGACCACGGTTCGCATCGAGGCTGCCAGCGGCAGCGACGTGGAATACCAGATCGGCTCCGCGCCGCAACTGACCACGCCGAACGTCGGCGCAATGCCCACCATTGCGATGGGCGCGGGCCAGCACATCCAGGCATCGACCACCGATGCCATCACTGCGCATGCAGGCGGCGGCCAGGGCAGTGCGGTCCTGCTCACCAGCGACATCAATCGGATTACCACGGTCGGCAGCGCGAACGACTCGGTGAAACTGCCGGTATCGGTCGTTGGCATGGAGATCACCGTCACGAATGCGGCCGGCGTCAACTCCATGAACGTCTTCCCGAATGATGGCGGCACAGGCTCAGAGACGATCAACGCCCTGAGCGCAAATGCGGCCTTCGCTGTGGCGGCCGGCAAGACGGCGGTCTTCTACTGCGCCAAAGCCGGGCAGTGGCATACCGTCCTGAGCGCCTGATCGGGAGCGCGTGATGCGAAACCCCTTCATGGTCTTCCAGGCGCCCGGCCCGCAGAAGATTCACGGGCACATGGTGAAGTTCCAGATCGTGGACGAGTCGGAGGTTCAAGACCGGATCGCCGCGGGCTGGTTCTCGACGGCCATCGAAGCGGGCGAAGCGTACCAAGCAGCCCAGCGAGCCGAACAGGAGCAGGCAGAAGCAGCGGCAGACGACGCCGCTGCCGTCACCCGCGAGGAGGCTGTTCAGAAGCTGGAGCAGATGGGCGTGCAGTTTGACCGGCGCTTCGGCACCAAGAAGCTGTTGGCGCTGATCGAAGAGAGGTTGGCATGACCTCCAAGGCATCACTGATCGACGACGCCTTCGCGGAGCTGTCGCTCAGTGATGCCTCCGGGTTTGAGGTAGACCCGGAAGAGAAGGATTACGCCCTCCGGCGCCTAGACCGCATGCTCGCAACCTGGGCTCGTCTTGGGATCAGCATCGGCTACAACTTCTCAGGCGACATCAACAGCGAGTCAGGAGTTCCCGACTACGCCGAAGAGACGATCGCCTGCAATCTCGCTCGGCGCCTCGCCCCTCGCTATGGCAAGCAACTGCGCCCCGAAACGCTACAGATTGCCCGCGAGGGCTATGACGCGCTGTTTTGGGACTCGGCGCAGCCAATCGAGCAGCAGTTTCCTCACACGATGGCGCGCGGTGCTGGGAACAAGCCATGGCGAACCATCAACCGCGTGTTCATGCCGCAGCCCGACCCCAGCCAGCTGGGGAATACGGACGGCGGTGATCTCGACTTCGAAGGCTGACCCATGTCGGTGTCCATCCAGAACCTTCCGCAGAACACGCCTGTCTTAGGCGACCTTTTGCCGTTCTTCAGCAGTTCGGCCGGGCGTGACAGCTCCTGCTCGATCACGGCCTTGGCAGGGCTGATCCTTGCGGGCCTGAGTTCTGCGGGGTTCGTCACGCAGTATTCGTCTCCGAACACCAGCCCGTACACAGTCACCGTAGCGCCCCCAACTCAGGGCGAATCAATGTGGCTGGCGCTCACGCCTACCGGCACGATTGCCAGCCTCACGGTGGTATTGCCAATCGGCTCGGACGGCCAGGAGGTGCTCGTGTCAACGACCCAGGCACTCACCTCCCTGACCGTCACGGGCGCGACTGTCGGCGCAAGCCCCCAGCCGGTGAACGGTGCACCCACGACGATGGCCGCAAACGCCTTCTTCCGTCTTCGCTTCGATGGCGTCAGCAGCAGCTGGTATCGCGTCGGCTAGGAGTCCACATGACCATTCACAGTAACTTCACGCCGAAGAACGGTTCGCGCCAGAACGTAACCGCGAGCAATACCAGCGCTGCCATCACGATTGGCGTCGGGTGCAAGACCCTGCGCGTGAAGAATAGCGGTGCGACCAACCCTGTCGCTGTTCGCACCGGCCTTGCCAGTGATGGCACGGTGACCGCTGACGCGAACAAGGACTTGAACCTGTATCCGGGCGAGGTGATCTATATCGCCAAACCACAGGATCACGACACGCTGGCCTATGTCTCAGCCTCCGGCACCACCTTGGAGGTGATCGCTGGCGAAGGCGGTATGGGTTCTGGCAGCTGATCGGATGCCATGCAGGTCAGCATCCTCAATGGCATCTATACCGATGCCGCGCCGGACCTGCGTTCGAGCTATCCGCGCAACTACGTTCCCATCCCAAAGCAAAACGGGATTGCCACTGGCTACCTGAAGCCGGCCGAAGGGCTCTCGCTGATTGGCGCTGCGCCCGGCGTGGGGCGCGGGGGAATCAACTGGAACGGCACGCTCTACCGTGTGCTGGGCTCCAAACTCTGCGCGGTGAGTAGCAGCGGCGTCTGCAGCATCTTGGGGGATGTCGGCAGCGGCGGTCAGGTATCGATGGACATGGGGTTTGACCGCCTAGCGGTAGTTAGCGCGGGCGGCTTGTTCTATTGGAATGGCTCGAAGTTCACCCAGGTGACGGATGCGGACCTCGGGTCTCCGATCGATCTGAAATGGATGGCTGGCTACTACGTCACGACAGATGGAACCTATATCGTCGTGACCGACATCAACGACCCGACATCGGTCAGTCCGCTGAAGTACGGTTCGGTTGATGCTGATCCGGGGTCGATTCAGGCGGTGGACGAGCTTCGCAATGAGTTGTATGCGTTCGGGCGCTATGTCATCCAGCCGTTTGAGAACGTCGGCGGCGATTTCTTCCCATTCCAGGCCATCGAAGAGGCTGTGGTCCCGAAGGGCATCATCGGAACGCACGCCTATTGCAGCATCGGCAATACCTTTGTCTTCTGTGGCTCAGGGCGTGGAGAGGCGCCTGCGGTCTATCTAATGATCCCGGGCGATACGGTGAAACTGTCCACCCGCGAAATCGATCGCATGCTGCTCGACTACGGGGAATCGGTGTTATCGCAGATGGTGATGGAGGCGGTTGTTGATCGCAACCAGCAGCGAGTGCTGCTGCACCTCCCAGACCAATGCTTGGTATACGACACCATCGCTTCCAAGATCATGAGCGAACCGATCTGGTACACGCTCGACAGCGGCATCGGCACGAAGACAACCTACCGGGCGCGCAATTGGGTCTGGTGCTACGACCGCTGGAATGTCGAAGACCCGACCGCAGCAACCATCGGTCAGACGACGGATTCAGTGTCTACGCATTATGGCGACACCATCGGCTGGGAGTTCGGCACGACCATGCTCTACAACGAGGGCAATGATGCAATCGTGCTGGAAAAAGAGCTGGTTGCACTGCCTGGGCGTGTTGCTTTCGGGGCCGGACCTGTCATTTGGGCTTCCCATTCGTTCGACGGGCAGACGTGGAGCCGCGAACGGCCGGTGAAGGCGGGGGCACAGGGCGATCGAGCGAGGCGTTTGGCCTGGCGACTCGATGGGCGCATCCGAAACTATCGGATTGAGAAGTTCCGCGGCACGAGCGATGCCCACCTTCCGGTGATCCGGCTGGAGGTGAAACCTGAAATGCTGATGACGAGGCCCGGGTAATGGGGAAC